GTCGGCGGCCTGGGCCCGGCCAGCGCCGCGGCGCCGGCACCGGCCGCGCCCATCACCATCGTCATCAACCCGCCGGCGGGTAGCGATGAACGGCTGATTGCGCGCCTGGTGGAAGACCGCCTGCGCCAGCTCGAAAACCAACGCGCGGCGCGTGGGCGCTCGCGCTTCACCGATACGGATTGACCATGATGATGGCGCTGGGGCTGTTCGTGTTCAGCCTGGACACGGCCCCCTACCAGGAGTTTCAACGCCAGGTCGGCTGGCGGCACCCGTCGAACAACCGCGTGGGCCGCCGGCCGGCCCGCCAGTTCACCGGTCAGGACGACGAGACGATTACGCTGTCCGGCAAGCTGCTGCCGGAGCTGACCGGCGGCGAGTGGACACTGGCCGCGCTGGAGGCCATGGCGAATACCGGCGATGCATACACGCTGATCGAGGGCACCGGCCACTACTACGGGCAGTTCGTCATCGAGAGCATGGACGTGAAGCGTACCTACTTCTTCCAGGACGGCGCGGCGCGCGCGGTCGATTTCACGATCAAGCTGGCGCGTGTCGATGATGACCTGGCGTCCAAGGTGGTGACCACCGTGACGAGGGCGCTGTCATGACGGTCGAGATGCTCACCGGGGATGCGGAGCCGAAGCCCGTCTACCGGCTGAAGGTCGGCGACAAGGACATCACCGACCGCTTCCAGGACCGATTGATTGGGCTGACGCTCACGGACAACCCAGGCTTCGAGGCGGACCAGCTCGACATCGAGCTGGACGACAGCGACGGCCTGCTGGAGCTGCCGGCGAAGGGCGTGCGCCTGGCGCTGTCGATCGGCTGGGCGGATACCGGCGTCGTGAGCAAGGGCACGTTCAAGGTTGACGAGCTGGAGCACACCGGCCCGCCGGATCGCCTCACGATCCGCGCGCGCAGTGCGGAGCTGGACGGCGGCCTCACCACCAGGCGGGACAACTCCTATGCCGGCAAGACGGTCGGCGCCATCGTGCAGTCCATCGCCCAGCGCAACCGGCTCACGTCCATGGTCAGCAAGAAGCTGGCTGGCAAAGTCATCGAGCACGTGGACCAGACAGGCGAATCCGACGCCAATTTCCTCACGCGCCTGGCGCGCGATTTCGATGCGATCGCCACCGTGAAGAACGGGAAGCTGCTGTTCATCCCGGCCGGCGAGCCGACCAGCGGATCCGGCCTCGCCTTGCCCAAGGTGACCATCACCCGCGCCGCGGGCGACACGCATACATTCCTGGTTGCCGATCGGGAGAACTACAACGGCGTGAAGGCCTACTACCAGGACACCCGCGCCGGCACGCGCGGCGAAGTGGTGGTCGACGCGTCCAACGCCGTCGTCACGAAAGAGAAGCGGGACGGCAAGATCAAGAAATCGAAGAAGAAGACCGCGACGGTGGCCGCGCAGCCGAACCCGGATAACGCGCGCGTGCTGCGCCACACCTATGCGTCGAAGGCCAACGCCGAGCGCGCGGCGCGCGCCGAGTGGCGCAAGATTCAACGTGGCGTCGCGACCTTCACCATCACGCTCGCGCGCGGCCGGCCGGACCTGTTCCCCTCACTGCATGCGAGCGTGAGCGGGTGGAAGAAGGAGATCGACAGCACGCAGTGGAGCGTCGGTAAGGTGACGCACAACCTGAACGATCGCGGCTATACGAGCGCGCTGGAGCTGGAGATCCAGCCGGAGAAGCTGGAAGAATCGGGTACGGCCGCCGGGTGACGGCCCGGGCGGGGCGCCGTGTTGTGGCGGGAGCATCGACAACAGGCTGCTGGTGCGTTGCGCGCGCGCCCGAGGCATCCTGGTGCTGTAACAGCAGGAACAGCAATCCATGCAGGACATCCGTTGCGGCGCATGCCACCGCAAACTCGGCGAAGGCGAATACGTGCGCCTCGCCATCAAATGCCCGCGCTGCGGGACGATGAACATCCTGAGGGCCGAGCGCCCCGCACCAGCAAGCCCGCGAGCTTCGTACAGTGGAGCCCCCCACCCATGAACACGAATGCTCACGCCCACACGCAGCTCAATCACCTGCACCGTAGCAATGCCCTGGACGTGTTGTGCGGCCTGCCAGATGCATCGATCGACCTGGTGTTCACGGATCCGCCGTATTCGTCGGGCGGCCTGCATGTTGGTGCCCGCACGCAGGCGCCGCAGACGAAATACATACACTCGGACGTGCGAACGCAATACGCCACCTTCGGCCACGACAACAAGGACCAGCGTTCCTGGACGTTCTGGTGCATGACCTGGCTGACCGAGGCCTACCGCGCGACCAAGGACGGCGGTTACCTGGTGTGCTTCACCGACTGGCGGCAGTTGCCGAGTCTGACCGATGCCATTCAGGGCGCCGGCTACATCTGGCGCGGCGTGGCCGTGTGGGACAAGACGCCCGGCCGCGTGCGCCCGCGCGCGGGGGGCTTCTCGCAACAGGGAGAGTTCATGGTGTGGGCGACGAAGGGGGCGATGCCGGCCGGCAGCCGTGTCTACCTGCCTGGCGTGTTCCAGGAACGCCTGCCGTTGCCCAAGCGACACATGACCGAGAAACCGCTAGCGCTCGCGCGCGAAATCGTGCGCCTGGTGCCGCCGGGTAGCGTGGTGTGCGACCCGTTTGCCGGGTCCGGGACGTTCCTGGTAGCCGCCCAGGAGGCGGGCCATTCGTGGATCGGTTGCGAATTGGAGACGGCCTATCACGATGTGGCGCGCGAACGTTTGCGGGTGTGCGAGCCTTTATCAGCCTAGGCAGTTTTGCCCCCTCCGTGGAGGGGATTGTAGGCAACTAGTTGCCGCGTCAAGACTTGCAGTCCGGCCGCAATTGTGCGGTCGGCTGAGGTCGAATGTCGAAGAAAATCAATACTCAAAACCGAAGTTTGCCCTTGGGGGTCGGGCAAAACACAGTCTATCCTGCACCGCTTCAAAACTTAGAACTCCCTCACCGACGCGAACCACCACCGCGTCGGCATGTTGTGCTTCGCTGTATCGGGGGAGTTTAGGTGCAGGGTAAGACCATCCATCAGAGCATCACCGACGGTAACGGCAACGTGCAGATCAGCAAAGTGGTGATCTGCGATGTGAACCGGGTGTCTCAGTGCCATGCGCCGCCATCAACGGTAAACGACCGCATGACACCAGAACAGCGCGCCGAGCTGACCCACATTGCCCTGCAGATCGAGTTGGCCGAAGAAGGACTGGTGAATGCCGGTATCGTGTGGGACGCCCTGTGTGCCCACCTCAATGGGCTTGGCCTGAATGCCAAGTCCGCGCTCAAGCACGATCAGTACTGGGAGGCGCGTGCATACCTGGATGGCTGGCTATCCTGCGCGCGCGGCGACAACCTGCCACGCGCAGCCATGGTCCGGCAGATCATGCGAATGTGGCACGTGCGCTCAGGCCTCAAGCCCGCAACACTCACCTACTGCGAAGACCGATTCGGGACGCGATCGCTTAACGCCCTGACCAACTCGCAGTTGCGGGCCGCGCTCTGGACGACCGTAGCAGATTGGCACGCTTATTGGACACAGGTGCATGCGGAGCCAGCGGGCTCCGCTCATCGCACTCACCCTCGGCGGTAGACGTTTCCGCAACGGCTTGCGGGCACCTGACTGACGGCGCAGTGTCAGCGATGCCAGGCCAACAACTCACCAAGCCGGCAACAAGAACACCCACCGAGACAAAGGCGACGAGCCACACCAGTGCGCGTCCAAGCGTGATGCCCGGGCTGGGTGCTCCGCAATGCGGGCACGACCTTACCCGGCTAGCAATCTCCGCCCCACATTCCTTGCAGGTTGGGCGCGCCACAGCATCCCCCTATCCTTTCCCCGGCCCGCAGCAGTTTGCAGCGCTGCGCGGCGCTCACGGCGTTTTATCGGTCTTGCGTCGGCCTGTCTTGACGCTGCCAATTTGCACGTTGTTTGAACCGCCGTTGATGACTTGGGCGCGGCCAGAAGCGCGCGTCGTCGTCGCAGTGGCCGGTTCGTCCACCTCTTCCAATCCGCCCATGAGCGCCAGCACCCCCGCTCGGGCGCGCTTATCCAGCCGGCGCCACCCATGCAGCAGCATGGACTCGTCCGGCGCCAGGCCCGCTCCGGAATGCTCGCCGAACAACACATAGAGCACGTCCACACCAGCCTCCGCTATCTGCACAAGGTAATCCGCGTCAGGCCTGCGCAGATCGCTCTCGTAGTTGCCCTGCGCGTTTTTGTGGATGCCCGCCAACTCTGCGAACTTGGATTGGCTATGGCCTAGCCGCTTGCGCTCTGCGCGCAGCCGGCCCCCAATGGTTGATGTTTGTGTGTCTAAACTCATTGACATGCCCACATTCGTGTGCATAATTGCATGTGAATCCAATGTACTCACTGAGAATATCACCATGACTACTGCCGACGCCTTGCGGGAACGCTGTCCGAATGGTGCTCGCTCTCGCGTGCTGGTGAACCTGAAGCCTGAGGAACTGGCAGACCTGAAGGCGCGAGCAAAGAAGGAGGGCCGAACGCTCTCCAACATGGCCCGCCACCTGATCGTTCTTGCCATGGCTGCCGATTGCAGCGACCGAATTCCCCATGCTTCGTGACTCCCCCGACATCAAGCCAGACAGCCATGTATCCCGATCCGAAGAAGGTGCGCGACCACCGCATCACCATCCGACTTGACGACTACGAGTTCGCCTTTTTCATTTCGCTGGCGAACCTCGTTGGCGAGCAACCTGCGGCGCTTGCTCGCCGCGTTTTGCTCAAGGAAGCAACACAGCTGTGCACCAGTGATTCCACTGTAGAACCGCGCAGCGCTTAATTGAAGTAGCCAAGTAGCCGCTGAAACGATGTCGGAGATTGAGCTGTGCATCACCGAAGAAGAGCTGCAGGTGTTGGAGCAGGTGCGCCGACAGCAAGGCCTTGCTTCCACTCAACAGGCCGCTGAATGGCTCGTGAAGACATCCCTTAGAAACACCGCCGAACGTATGGCCGGCAAGCGCCGTTCCCTGCGGCTCGTAGTTCCCCTGGAGATCAAGCAATGAAAATGACGTGCCCACATTGCGCCGCTCGCATGCAAATCCGCACCAGCCGCGTGATTTCGCTGCTATCGCGCGAGCTCTATTTCCAGTGCCCTGACGTGGAATGCGCATACACCTGCGCCGCGATCCTGTCCTGCGTGCGCACCATTGCGCCGAGCATGAAGCCGAACCCGAAAGCCTACGTCCCTGTCGGGCGCACCCGTCTGTTGCCCCAGAACCCGCGCCAGCTCGACCTGCTACCCAGCTGACCAGCTGACCGCGTAGCCCCCTAATCCTCGTTCCCCTCGCGTCTGTTTTCGCGCCTTGCAAGGCGTGAGGGGCTTTTTTTGCCTGAAGAAATGGAGTTGTCTATGGCAAGCCTTCACACCTCCCTGTTATCGATCGCCAAGATCGAGGTCAAAGCCGTGCGCTTCGCCAGGTATGACGCTATCGACGGAGTGGGCATCTTCGCCATGCAGAGCGTCACTATCCACATGAACGACTGCACGACTGTTGTGCTGACGCTTCACCTGGACGAAGGCTGCAAGGCACTGGCCGCCGGCGAAGTCGTAGTGCTCCCGTCGCTCGACGAGGTGGCCGAATGAAGCCCTTCCTTGTCCGCATTGCCACCGGCGGCCGGCGCCTGTCGGTGCCCACATTCGCCGCATCGAGCTTCGACGCAATCGTTCGCGTGTTGGGCGTCCTGGAGGCACAGGGGATGCACGTTTGCAGCGGTAGCGCTCGACCGATCAGGGGGACCGCATGACTGCCGCTCAGATGGTTGTCCTCGCTGGCACGCTGGCGGCCATGGTTGCCACCATCGGGGTGTTCTGCGTTTGGATGGCTCACAACGCGATGCCCATCGAGCAGACGAATCACGGCCGCCGCCGCCACACCTTGTTCGCGGCGGTGGCTCCTGTCGTCGTTGCCCTTGCTGCGCTGTGCCTCTTTCGGGAGGTGCTGTGATGCTCGCACTCGTTGACCTGTGGATGTTGGTGTCGGCCATGGTCTCGGTCGCACTGATGAACTACGACCAGCGCACCCAGCGTTGGGGCGCGCTAGTCGGCCTGCTGGGCCAGCCCGCCTGGCTGTATCTGACGCACGTGAGCGGCGAAGGTGGGATGTTCACGGCCACCGTCTTCTTCACGCTGTGCTACGGCCACGGCGTGTGGAAGGGCTTCTTCTGCGGAGGCTGGCGCCATGGCTAAACACGCCGTCACCGAGGCGGACGTGCGGTGGGCTCATCGCTTCCTGCGTTTGACCACGCCCTACGAGGCCATGCCGCCCCAGCTTCGCGCCGCAGTCACCGCCGCCGCAAGCGCGCTGGCGCCCAAGTTCCGCTGGCGCCCGACCAATCCGCCCAGCGTGGATCTGAAGCGCCGCGCCGCCGGCGACCTGGACGACTGACCTTCCCCGATCCATGACCATGAAAAAGACCATCACTTTCGAGATTGACAGCGCCAGCTTGCCTGGCTGGACGGACGAGTACGTCGCCGCGCTCTGGTACATCGCGCAGTTTCAGCCGGAAGCCCATGGCGACCGAGCAGCCGGCGAGTTCGCCGAGCTGGTTGGTCGCGAAATCATCCAGCGCTGGATGCGCGGTGTTCCGGTGCCGGTGTGGAACATCCAGGGCCGCCACCACTACCACCAGCAGCTCACGCGCTTTGCGCGCTGGAACGGCAACGACTGGGAGGCCAAGCCCGCCGTGGCCGAGCCGTCCGTGCCGGAGATCCTGTGATATGCCCAAGTTTGAGGTCTACCCGATCACCAACGCCGGCGCGCGCGCTGGAGACAGCGTGTTCGTCAATGCAGCAGATACGAAGCGCGCGGCCGTGGCCGGCAAGTACTGGTTGAGTGTCGTGGGCCGGCGCGCGCGATATGTGCGCGCTGTGCCGTGGTACCCCGAGCGCGATCTGTCCATGCTGGGTTACGTCCGCCGCAACCAGAGGGAGCGGGTATGAAGCAGCTCCATCTTCAGTTGGCAGCGCCCGAAGCCTTGGACCGATTCCGCATCTTCCGCCACGGCCAACGGGCCTCCTACGGCGATGTCAGCCGGCACATGCGCATGCTCAAGCGTGCAGGCCGCTGGGCCGAGCTGGACGAGCTGGTCGAGATTGCCGCCGAGATGTTCGGTGCGCCGGAGTGGCGACGAGTGCTTGCGGCATGGAAAGCCGGCAACGACTCGGGCGTCAAGCGCAGCCCGTGGCGCGAAGACGAGGTGGACGCATGAGCATTCTCGTTCTTCCGCTGCGTGGGGAGTACTTCGACCAGGTCCAGGCTGGCACCAAATGCGAGGAATACCGCCTTTGCACACCGTACTGGCGTCGGCGCCTGGAGGGGCGGACCTTCGACGGTATCGAGCTGACGCGCGGCTACCCGCGCAAAGGCGATAGCGCCCGCCGCCTCTCTCGCCCCTGGCACGGCTACATCACCAAGACCATAACCCACCCGCATTTCGGCCCCGCGCCGGTACTGGCTTTTGCCATTCGAGTAAACGCAACACCGGAGACCATCTGATGGCCTCAATTGAAGAACTGAAGCAACGCATCGACCTCCACGACCTGGCCGAACGGCTGGGCATCAAGCGCGGCACCGGCGGTGACAAGGCGCTCTATCACTCGCCGCTGCACGCAGACAAGAACCCGTCGCTCTCCATCTTCGTCAACCATCCCAAGCACGGCACCGGCTGGAAAGATCACAGTTCGGGTGAAGGCGGCACCTGCATCGACCTGGTCATGCTTTCCCGCGGTGGCGACGTGTCCGAGGCGGTGAAGTGGTTGCATGAGACGTACGCCATCCCGTTCGACAAGCCGGCCGGCCAGCAAGAGCGCCGCGAGAAGTCCAAGGTGGAATACATCGCCGATCGATGCCACGCTGACCGCGAGCACGCCCGTGAATACCTCAAGGGCCGCGGCATCTCCGACGCCGCGATCGATGCCGCCTTCCGTGCCCGCACGCTGGGCTACAACGCCTGGACGAGCGCACGCCTTCAGCCGGGTGAAGTCGGCTACGGCGGGCCTGCCGCTGCCTTCATCGTCAAGTCGCTGAACCCGGGCCATGTGGTGGCCGTCGACATGCGCTATCTAGACCCGGAGCAGAACGGAAAGGTCAAGACGCAGAGCCAGGGCGAGAAGTCGGGCTACGGCTGGACCTCCGACCCTGCGCGCCTGGCGCGTGCCCGCCGTGTGTTCCTGGTCGAGAGCGCCATCAACGCGCTGTCGATCGACACCTGCAATCTGCCTGGCGCGGCAGCATTGGCGCTGCGTGGCCTGTCCAACGTCGACGGCATCGACTTCTCGTTCCTCCAGGGCAAGCAGTGCGTCATCTGCATGGACAACGACGAACCGTTCGAGCACGGTCACCCGCGCGCCGGCCAGCGCCCCGGCCCCGAAGCCGCGTGGGTGCTGTATGAGCGGCTGACCGCGATGAACATCAGCGCCGTCCTGGTCGACCAATCCGAATGGGTGGTTGGGCTGAACGACGATAAAACTGCGGCCGAGTCGATCAACGATGTGAACGACTACCTGCAGGCGCGCGGCCCCGAGCTGCTCGGCAAGGCGCTGGACAAGTTCGAACCCTGGGTCATTGCCGGCATGGCTGGCGACCACACGCGCAAGGGCCGACCGCGCGTGTACCTGCCGGCGCACGACTTCGCGCAGTACTGGCGCTTCCGCGTGAAGCCCGACTTCACCAGCTACATCACCAAAATGGACCGGCGGTCCGAGGGTGACGACGATGTGGAAACGCCGGTCTACACCGACCTCTGTGGTTTCCGTATCGCCTCCATCAGCCGCGTGTCGGTGGCCAGCGCCACGTCGACCATGACGGGCGACCCTGACCAGTCACCCACGGTCTATTTCGCGGTGTCTGTGCAGGCGCCACGGCACGGCCCCAAGCTGATCCGCCGGGTGATGCTGGATGACCAGCTCCACAACACTGACCTGTGGGGCAAGTTCGGCCCGATCTGGGCGCCGGCACCATTCAAGCGCATGGTCAACATCCTGGAGCGCACGGCCGACCTCGGCGCGCGCGATGCCGCCAACTTCGTCGGCCTGGCCTGGCGCGATGGCCGCCTGATCGTCAACGAAGGGCCGGACTGCTACTTCACCGAGCCGGAGAAGCAGTGCCCGTATCACAACCTCACGTTCCCTTCCGGCCCCACACAGGACGCCCGCAAGGTGCTGCTGGCGTTCCAGGACACGTTCCGGCAGAACGCGGCCACCGTCCCCCTGGTGTGGGCGCTGGGCGGCCACCTGAAGGCGCTGCTGGGTTTCTGGCCGCATATGACGGTGCAGGCCGACAAGGGCGCCGGCAAGTCGACGCTCATCAAGCGCCTGGAGCGCGCGTTGGCCTTCACGATGTTCTCCGGCCAGAGCCTACAGACTGAGTTCCGCCTGCTGACCAGCATTTCGCACACCAGCCACCCCGTGGGCTGGGAAGAACTGTCGGCGCGCCGGCAGGAGATCATCGACAAGGCCGTGGGCCTGCTGCAGGAGAACTACCAGTACACCGTCACCAAGCGCGGTACCGACATGACGGAATACCTCATCAGCGCGCCCGTGATGCTGGCCGGCGAAGACGTGCCTGTGCGCAGCCTGCTGGGCAAGCTGGTGCGCACCACGCTGACCGGCAAGAAGGGGCCGATGATGCCCCACGATCTTCCGCGCTTCCCTGTCAAGCAATGGCTGCAATTCCTGGCCGGCCTAGACAAGATGGCCGTGCTCAATGAGTACGAAAAAATCAAGGCGTATTGCCGGCGCATGAGTCGCGCCCCAGACGATGACGACGGTGCCCAGCGCATGGCGGGCAACTATGCGGCGGTCATGCTGGCGTGGCGCTACCTGGCTGAGTTCGCCGGCGTCGACCACAGCACCGGCAACTTCATCAACGACCTGCTGGCCGAGATGAACACGCACATCGCCGAAACCTGCGCCGACCGCGAGCCGTGGGTATGGATCATGGAGACGGCGCTGTCGGAGGTCGACGCGGGCAAGTTCACCTTCCCCCACGCCTTCGACACCGTGAACGGCGAGCACTGCATCCTGCTGCGCACCAGCCACATCATGGACCACATCGCGCACACCAATTCCCTGCGCGAGAAGTGGAACAGCCTGCCGGTGAAGTCCGACCGCGTGTTCAAGAAGCAGCTCTACGGCGCCGGCGTGGTGGCGGGTGAGAAGGAGATCGAGCGCACGATTTTCAGCCGGCGCGTAGGACACCTCACTCCCATCTCGCTGCAGCGCCTGGCCAACTACGGCCTGTCGGTCGCCATCAAGGAGGATCTCCATGCGCACGCCTGACGCACGCTTGGCGCTGCCGGCGCCCGCCTGTCGACCGATGCACCAGCCGACACGCTACGCGACGCTGCAGGACCGCCGCCGGCGTGTGTTGTTGATCGCCATCGAGCAGGGCGACCAGGCGCTGGCCACCGCCGCGCTCGCTGAACTGGGCGCTCTGATGGGGGGCATGGTGATGCGCTACCCGGCTTTCTCCCCGCTCCACGCGGCCGTAGGCCGCTTCGTCACCTGCGCCCCGGCGCACTTCAGTCTGCCGGCCAGCGGCCGCGCTATGGCCCTGCATGGTGCCCACATGGTGCTGTGCGGTGGCGTTCTGCAGATGGCAGGGCGTGGCGTCAGCGTCGACGTGCTCGCCATTTCCCCCGCCCCCCCTTCACGAGAGAGCCGGCCGGGAGCCTTCGGCGGAGCGCTCGAAGCGAGGGGGGCGCATAGCTTTTCCCAATGGGGTAGCACAGGCAGCGCAAAAAACCCGTGGAAATCGCCCCTCGGCGGCGCTAAGTCCTTGATTCTGGAAGCGATGCCTCCCACAAGTTGCCCCCATTTTTCCACGGGTTGCCATGGATTTTCCACGGGTCGCATTTCGGCCGCTCGCCGCCCGCCCCTCTCTTTCTCTCTCTCTAAATTATTGAAAAGAAAGAGAAAGAAGCAGAGAGATAGACAGGCAAGGCGCGCGCACAGGCATCCACGGGTCGGGAGCGTTTTTCCACGGGTTTTTACATCTGCCTATTTTTTCATCCATGGATTCCACGGGTCCAAAACGGCTAATCCGTGGAAATTCGTGGAATCAATTCCATTTAAAATCAATTACTTAGAAATGATCAGGCGACGATCCACGGGTCCACAGGTTGCAATGCCTGTGCTCCTCCCGCACGCCGCCAGCTATCGCCCGTGGCTTGGCAACATCGAACACGTCGGAGGTGCCCAATGAAATGGGTGAAGCTGAAAAAGTATTGCGAGCTGTCCGGCGACACCACAGCGGCGGTGCACGCCAAACGCAAGAAAGGAAGCTGGCTGGACGGCGTACACTGCAAGATCGCATCTGACGGCAATCTTTGGGTCAACATCGAAGCGGTAGAAAAATGGGTGGAACAAGGGGATCGGGCGACGGTAAGCGCCCTGCGCGGGGCGTGACGATACGCACTCACGCCAACGTCAAATCACTACAGATTTTTTTTGCGTACAAGGGGGTGCAGTGCCGCGAAAGCCTGCGGCTGGACCCCACCGGCCCCAACATCAAGTTCGCCGAAGGCCTTCGGGCAGAGATCGTGCGCCGCATCGAGAACGGCTCGTTCCGATATGGCGACTACTTCCCTGAGTCACCACGCGCCAAACTGTTCGGGCACGTGGTCACCACGAAGACCGTGGGCGACCTGCTGCGCGGCCAGCTCAAGGCCCACGAAGCCGCAGTAGCCAACGGCCAGATGTCGCCTTCGACTGCTAACGGCTACGCCAAGATCATCAACGGGAAGTTACTGCCGGAATTTGAATCGACCGCAGCTGCGCAGCTCTCACCGAGCATGCTGCGTGAGTGGATCGGCGCGCTTGGTGTCACAGCTAAGACCGCGCGCAATATCCTGTCGGTGTTCCGCTCGACGCTGGACGATGCCGTCAACGACGAGCTACTGCAGCGCAACCCCCTGGACCAAATCGCACTCAAAAAGCTGTTGAGCCGAACAACGAAGAAGTCCGCCTACGTGGTTGACCCCTTCGATACCGCAGAAAAGGAAGCGATCATTGCGACCGCCGAAGGCCAGGCCAAGAACCTATTCCAGTTCGCGTTCTGGTCAGGCCTGCGCACATCGGAATTGATCGCACTGGAATGGGGCGATATCGACTGGATCCACGGCCGCGTCCGAGTGCAGCGCGCGGTAGTGGTAAAAACGGAAAAGGACACGAAAACCGAGGCCGGCACGCGAGACGTCATCCTGCTACCGCTAGCCCGTGCAGCGCTGGAGGCGCAGAAGCCCCACACCTTCCTGGCCGAAAAGCGCGTGTTCCACAATCCTCGCACCGGTGAACCATGGGAGACCGATGGCCAGATTCGCAAAACATGCTGGGCGTACATCCTGAAGCGCGCCGGCGTACGCTACCGAAACCCGTACCAGACCAGGCACACGTATGCATCCACCCTCCTGTCCGCTGGCGAAAACCCCTGGTGGGTTGCAGGGCAAATGGGCCACGTAGACGTTGAAATGATCTTCCGACACTACGGCAAGTGGATACCGAATAGCCAAGACGGCGGCTACCGCTTCGCCAACGACTGGAGCCAAGGAAAGGCGGTCCGCCAGCAGTGAAAGTGCACGTAGAGTGCACGCGAATCAGGCCCAACCCTAGAAATCCTTATGGCATAAGCCTTTGCGGGATGCCGGCCCGGGGTTCGATTCCCGCCGGCTCCACCAGTCTCTATTGCAAAGACGCCCTCTTTGCACTCCGATCAACCCCGCCCGGCCCCAAGCCTGGCGGGGTTTTTCACTTCTGCTTGCGGACTTCGCCCCCTCCCTCCGGGGCCGTTTTCGGGCGTTTTCGCCCCGTTTTCCTCTCTCTTTCTCTCCCCCTCGCGGATTTGCAAGGCGCCAAGTCCGCAAGGAAAAGCGCCGAAAAATCAGTGACTTAGGAGACACATCCGTCACCGATTTTTTTTCAGCGCCGGACGCCGCCTCAAAATCAGAGAAAGAGAGAACGCGCTCAAGTCAGCGCAATCGCACGCGTTTTCCCCTCACGCGCCTTCGCCACCACCTCCGCGATACGCTGGCGCTGCGCCTCCCAGCAGTGGGGCGTGTCCACAGCCAGGTCGAACAACGCGACCTCATCGGGCAAGGTTTCATTCAGGATCGCCGCCTGAATGTCGGGTGCCAGCGTCGTTAGATTGATCATGCGGCTGACATAGCTGCGGTCAACCTTCTCCCGGGTCGCCACCTCGGCAATATTGCGCGCCTGCCCGCACTCGATCTGCCGCAGCCAGCGGTGACCGCGGGCCAGCGCAACCTGCAGGGCCGTCGGCGCGCGTGTCTTTTCCAACGCCGAGGAAATGCCCTGCGGCACCACCACCTGGCGCCGGCCGCTGTAGCGGCGGATGCGGATCGGAATGGACACCTCAATCCCACCGTTGCTTGTATGCAACACCATCGGCTCCCCTGGAAATTCCAGCGTCGTGCGCCTCATGCCAGAGCCTCCCCTGCGGCCCGCATGGATTTCCCGCCCGCAGCGCGCACCACGTCCAATGCAAAGTGCTCGATGCCATTGCGATGCAACTGCACCCGCAATTCCTGAGGCGACACGACGACGCGCTCGATCAGCAGTTGCACGATGCGGTGCTGCTCCAACGGGAACAGGTTCTCCCACACGGTATCGATTCTGGACAGCGCTACCGCGACCTGCAGTTCGCTCATGTCATGGGCATCGCCGCTCTTGGCGACCTCGCGCCAAACCCGTCCCACCATGTCCGGCGCGCGCAAAATGCCGCGCAGTTGCGCGATCACGGCCGCCTCAACCTCACCCGCCGGCAGCATTCTGACGTCGGACGCGCCGTACCCCTCCTGGGCGTCGCGGGTTGACAGGTAGTACCGGTACAGTCGCTCGCCGCGCCCTTTTGTCGTATGGGGAGTCATCGCACGGCCGCCCGTCGTATAAATCAGCCCCTTGAGCAACGCCGGGCGTTCACTACGAATCTGGCCGCGGCTCACCCCGGCCGGCTTGCTTGTCAGCGCAGTCTGCACCGCGTCCCACTGCTCCTGCGTCACGATGGACTCGTGCTCGCCGGTGTAGCTGATCCCCTTATGGCGGATCTGGCCCAGGTAGATCGGATTGTTCAGGACTTTGTACAGCGCGCCCTTGTCCATCAGCTTGCCTACCCTGTCGTTGCCGGACCGCGCGACCCACGACTTGGTCATCACGCGTTCATGACGCAACCTCTGCACGAACAATGTCGTGGACGCGGCGCGCGGAAACTCTGCAAACAGGCGGCGAACCACCACCGCCTCCGCCTCGTTGACCACCAGCTTGCGCTTGGCCACGTCGTACCCGAGCGGCGGCACGCCTCCCATCCATATGCCCTTGCGCTTGCTGGCCGCAATCTTGTCGCGGATGCGTTCACCCGTCACCTCGCGTTCAAACTGCGCGAACGACAGCAGCACGTTCAGCATCAACCTCCCCATCGACGTCGTCGTGTTGAACTGCTGAGTGACCGACACGAAAGACACGTTGTAGCGCTCGAACACCTCGACCATCTTGGAGAAGTCCGCCAAGCTGCGGGTCAGCCGGTCGATCTTGTAGACCACAACGATATCGATCAGGCCGCGCTCGATGTCCGTCAGCAGACGCTTCAGGCCCGGCCGTTCCATGTTGCCGCCGGAGTATGCGGGGTCGTCGTAGTCATCCGCGACCGGAATCCAGCCCTCGGCGCGCTGGCTGGCGATATAGGCGTGACCCGCATCCCGCTGCGCATCGATCGAGTTGAAATCCTGGTCGAGCCCCTCCTCGGACGACTTGCGCGTGTAGACCGCGCAGCGCCGGCGCTTCTTGTTGGAATCCGCGCTCATGCGCCCGCCCCCTTGCGCAGCTTCTTCGCGCCATCACGCAACCCAAAGAACGCCGGCCCCGACCAGCGTGTGCCCGCGATTTCGCAGGCAATCGCCGTGAGACTGCTGTAGGGCTTGCCGTTGTACTCGAACTCGCCATTGGACATAGCCACAACGCGATGGGTCTGGCCCATGAAGTCCCGCGTCAGTACCGTGCCCGGTGCCAACCGGACAAGCTCCCCTCGCCCAGCCTTCTGCGCTGGCTTGACCTGCTCAAGCAACGCATCGATGCGCATCTTGTTGGTAGTCAGCAGGTGCGGTTGCTTCTTCGCCATCTCCAGCTCCTGCAGCCGATAGGCAATGCGTCGCTCGACATAGCTGCGGTTGTGGGTTGGCAGCGGCACATCGAACAACTGCCCCCACAGCCTCTTGAGTTCGGGAAATGGTGTGTCCGGCAACTGCGCCACTCGGGCGGCGATGCTGGACTTGGTGGGCCGCGATAGGGATGTCGTCATTCAAACTCCTTGCTGTTGTTTGGCAACGGCCGCCCGGACCGCTTTGCGGACTCGGGCAGCAGGGTTTGAATGAACGCGCTGTGGCGGCGAAAAGCCAAGGTCTGCTTGGTTCTCTCTGACGTCTTGGGGATTGGGTAGCGCGCGTAGCCGGAGCAGCACCTTCGCGAGGGTGGCTGCGACTTCGGTGAGTCGCGCCTCGGCGCTCATGCTGCTGGGATCGAGGGGGGTAAAGGCTTTCATGGATGGCAGTCCTCATCACAAAATCAGTGGATGAAAGTCTGCGGCCGGACAGGGCCGGCATGCCATTACAGAATCGGCAAGCGTTGATAACGATTGATAGCGATACGCCCCTGATCTGCAAAAACAGGGCCCCTTCCCAACGGGGCCTCGACGGATATGCGGTCGCCAAAGTTGCCCTTTCAATGGGCGCCGCTGTACGTTCGTGTTCGCGCCCGCTGCTAGCGGGAGACCGTGTCCAACTTGTCAGTGGCCTCGTATCGCTTGCGCTTATTCTGATTTTTGGACCGGACGCGGTCCAGGATCGCGCACGACGGACACCAATGGCCAGCAAAGATTGAGCGAGGCGAGGTCTGCCAGACGTGCCCGTGGTGGCATTCCCACGTCAAACGCCGGCTCTTGTTGATGTATGTCTCAGACAGACAGCGCCCGCCTCGCTCGCGCGCAACAGCCTGCATCAATTCGATACCCAGACGCCGGCTTTCGTTGTAGCAAGCGCGACACCACCCACCATTCAGGACGTTCTGGCCCGCGGTTTTCCACACATGGCCTTCCTTGCATTGGAAGCGATAGCGAGCGCTCTGCCCCAGATAGACTTCGTCCAGGCAGTCACCGCCTTGCGCTTGCGCTGCTGTCCGGAGACGAAACAGTCCTTCCGGATCGATCTTCCTCTCGCTCGTCTCGCGATCGGCGCAAAGCCGGCACCAGGTGCCCCGCATGATCTCCGCACCAACCGATGACCAACGGTGCCCGTACGCGCAGACCCACTCATAACGCTCAAGCGCGCCACGGTACTCAGGCGATAGGCACTGTCCGCCACGTGCGGCCGCTTTCGCCTGCAGATCTGCGATGTGCCAGCCTTCGGCTCTGAGTTTTGCGGTCATCGCCGCTGTCCCGCAGATGCGGCACCAATGGCCTGCCAGCAGCTTTCGACCCATTGTCTGCCATTCGTGGCCCTGCTCGCAGCGCATGCGGTGCCGTACGTTGGGCCCCAAATAATCGTTCTCCAGACAGACACCGCCACGCTCAGCGGCCATACCAAGGACACGCTGGCGCAGCACTTCGTGTTCGCAGTGGGGGCATGGCGCAGGAGACCTGCCGTAGACGATGCTGCTCGCGAGACGCTTGAAGCGATGGCCCGCCACACACGCGAACGCATAGGCGACGTGGTAGCCCATCCACTTCGATTCCAAGCAGGCGAATCCTAGCTGGCCTGCCCGCTCCCTGATTCGTGTGAGGGAAGGATGTTCGTGGCGCGCTTGCTGTCCAACGGACTGTGCTGTCATGTCATGAAGTGAACGAACGGTTTGCTGACGTCTCTCAAACTCAAAACTCGATGCCCACCTGCGCCATCACCGCCGGCCGCTCGGTGCGGAAGCCCGACGGCTTGGACAGCGGCCAGCCAAACGACAGATCATAGTTGACTGCGGCATAGCGACCCGACGGCACCCGGCCGCGCACGCCGATCACCGCGCCGGCCAACTGGTCACCGAGCAAGGACTCCGCGCTCGGGCCGTGCACCTTGCCCATGTCGATGCCGCCGTAGATGGCCTGCCCGGCCACGCGCCACGCCAGCTCGTTGCGCCAGTACCAGCCGTCCTCCGCTGACAGCGTCAACTGGCCGTCGAAGCCGCGCACGGTGTAGCGGTTGCCGATGGTGAAGTAGTCACTCGGCAGCACGCGCGTGCGGGCATGCTGGATGGCCCAGTTGCTGCTGAACTCGAAGACCTGGCTGGCGACCTTGAAGGGCCAGTACAGGTTCGCATTCGCGGTTTCGATCTGCGAGCGACCGCCATAGGTCGGATCGCCCACCACCACGCCCGGCACGTTGGAATGATCCGGCAGCGTTTCGCGCCATGCGATCCCGCCGTCGAGCGCCACGGGCCCGACGTAGTGCCTGTGCGACATCGACGCCTCATAGCCCACGACATCGCGACGCTGCACCTCGATTTCCGTGTCGTCCAGGTAGTTCCGGTTGATCTTGCGGAAGACCTTGAACTGCGCGCTGGTGCGGGACGTGGCATCGCGATGCAGCACCCCGCCGATCCCCAGATTCACCTCGGAGCTCTGCCCGCTGTAGACGATCGGGTCTTCGAACCCGGCCACCGTCTGCCGATAACGCGACCGATTGGCCCCCACGAACACCGTCGCATAGCCGACCGGCACGCTCCAGTTGATGCTGTACGAGCGCGTGCCTTGCGTCGCCGCGCCCCG